CTAGAATGGCATTGGTGGGAAGGACTTAGCTCTCTCTAGGCTGTCTATGGCCTCTTGTAAGTCTGTTTCCCAGTCTTTTAATCCCCTACTACCTGTACAAAGGAGTTTTTTAATAGCGTGAGCTGTAGCGGGATTGGAGACATTGAATGCATTAAGTACATCATACACATCTATAAAAACTTCTGTCTCTGTCTCTGCAAGGTTTCTGTCCCACACCATAAGAGGACTTGTTAGTTTACGTTGATACTTATTCATGTAATGCTCTCCTGTTGGGCCATTGTGCCCTATGTTATCTATACGTTCTTCTGTAGGCCATTCTGGAGGCATATTCCTTGTGCATCTCCCCGCTGAAGGTGCTTCTCTTTCAGGTGCATGTATCCTCCACAACTTCTCTATTTCCCTATCATAGAAATCTTCTCTCTGTTCATCATAACTCATTATTCTACCCTCATATTCTTTTGTGTTGTAAACACTCTCAATCCGTATATCATGTTAATACTCCCTTTATCCTTTAAGTACGTACCTACATCTGCATATATATCCATCTGCTGTTCGTGTGTTAAGTACACTTTTGTTGCTGGCTTGTTATCCATTGCTGCTTCCATCCTCAAATCAAGTATATGGTTACAAGTTGGGTTGCTCTCCATTATTGTAATAGTCTTGTATAACCTCTCCAACTCACTCTTGTGGGAGAGTAAGTCTTCCTCTAGGAATTCATTCTTCTCAAGCTCTGCATATGCACGCTTCTTCCACTTATTAAAGAACATCAACTATCCCTCCATACAAAATAATCTGTTACGTACTTACTGCTTGTAGCCTTACCAAGATGTGTATTGTAATACTTCTTAGCATAAGCTCCTAATTGAGTCATGTAATTGGTATCATCTTTACTAGGGAGAGCTTCTGGTACTCTCCAGTAGTGTACTCTTGCCATAGCTGTTGCGTATGCTAGGTTGGTTATGAGTGGTTGAGCCACTTCCGCACGGCAATCCACTAACAAGGACTGAATAAGTTGTTCTGTCAGCGCCCTATATTCTATGTAGTTAAACCATATATCGTTATGTGTTGCCAACTCCATTTGATAAACACCAAATGCTCCTATATCCCCCGTCACGCCCTTCTGTCTTAAATATGTACCACCTATACTCTCATGGGCACAAGTCATCATGAGGAGGTCTACAGCTTCTTCACTGTAAGGTATCTCACTGTCTAAGTACTTTAATGTAGGTATTACTACGTGTTCTTTGAATTGGTTAAAATCAATCATATTTTACCTGCCTTTCTTAATCTCTCCAAAGCGTATGTCTGAAACTTAGAAAAACCCCCTAAGTCGCCATTCAAGCCTTCTATATCTATATCATCACTCAGAAGCTCTTCTTTTTTCTCTTTCTGAACATCAAGTAACTCACCCCCAAACCTCACTATCATTCCGTAGTGCCAAAGGAGATACTTCTTGTGTATCATCTCATCCGTTGCTTTATCAAGGAAATCAATCATATTTTACAGCTCCCGCCAGCACAACTATTATCTTCTGTCTCGTACACAGCTACAGAACTAGAAGGAAACATCTCTACTTGAGGACTCTCTATCACTGCTGTGTGCTCCACTTTATAAACTTCTTCTTTCCCATCTTCCCATTTGTATACTAATACAATGTACCCGAAGTGAGCAAGGATTTCTATCTGCTGTTCTAAGTACTCTGCTCTATCGTCATCAACACTACCACACCATCCCTCATGTACATAGACAATAATACGTGGATGTCCTATTATCTCCTTAGCATCCTGTAGTCTAAACCACTTATAACTCTCTGCTTCGTACATTGTTTCCCAATCACTATCATCACATAAAACAAAACTACTCATTACCCTTCTCCTTTAAAGAATTAAAATCCACACGGCTTATTATGTAGTGTTTTACATAACCACTCATTTCAAACCCCCTTCTAACGGCCTGTGTATTCCTACCGTTTGCTAAGACTTCCTTTGCATTGTTAGTAACGTTTAAAATCTCTCTCTCAAGCTCTGCAATACGATTATTTAAACTTTCAATCACTGTGCTGTTATCTGTTCTGATGTTCATATCTTATCCCCATATCTCTCTTTCAAATAATCTAAATCAACAAACATAGGATTGAAACTCCCTTCCTGAACGTTGTGCTTAACTACTATGCCTCTCCAATGGTGGTTGCCTTGATGTCCTTTGTATCCCTCATCATGTCCATAACAAGCTCCTGCTATAATCCCCCATTGTTGCTTACCACTAGCAGGGAGGAATCTTGTAGCTACATCCAATGTCTGCTTATGTCCTACACAGAAACTCTCTCCCACTTGCTTCAGTACATTCTGTGCAGACCCACCATAGGGCTTACCTGAGAAAGGATTAGCCATGAAGTGACAGTACGCTACACCATTAATAATAACAGGTTTTAAGAAGTCATGTACTTCCCATCCAAACTCTTTGTACTTCAAGTTGTCATAAGAAAGGAAGTCAGCTAGTTCAGGATTGGACTCCACATGTCTCATGATTCTCTCCTCATGATTACCTAGTGTAATCACCATCTTTGGTGTATAGACTTTCTTCTTGTCTTGTTTCTGTTTCTTTTGTAGTTCATGCAGTGGCCCTAGAAGGAGCCTCATACCCTCTATACTGGCTTCAATGTCTAAAGCGAGCCTCTTACCCTCTGCACTCTTCTTACCCTTGTCATAGGAGCTTAGAGAGGGCATATCAGCGTGGTCTCCAATGTGGACAATAACTTCTGGTCTCTTGTCTACAATATACTGCCCTATGTGGCTCAAGTGTGACATATCTACATCTGGTTTACACTGAGTATCTGGAATCATGAGGTGACAGATGTTAGAGGGAACGTTCTTGGTTGTCTTTATCTTGAATACTTTACTCATGTATATATCCTTCTGCTGCTTCAATGGCTTCGGCTTCTGTTATGTCTATGTCTTCTGCATCCATGTAAGGAATGAGCTTCTGTATCTCTTCCCTGATTGCTTCTTCTAGCTCATCAATATCATTGTTCTCAATAAGCATAAGCCAATTCTGGTATTTATCGTAAGTCATTATTTCTTCCTCTCTTCATCAGTTCTCTTTTTGTGACAAGGTTTGCATAATACACGTAAGTTGTCAGCTTCACAAAACAATCTCTCACAGAATCCAGCTAAGTCGCTGTAGTCCTTTAAACTACCTGCTCCTACAATGTGGTCTACCTCCACTTCCTTTGTCTTGAAATCCTTAGAACAATCAGCACATTCATACATCCATTTAGTTCTCTTGTCTTCTCCTGTGTATGGCTTCTGTGCCTCCTTCAGCACTTGATAACGGACAGGATATCTACTCCATGCTCTCCTTAGACAACTCCTTATGAAGCTCCAGTATCTTGGTGTTGACCATGTACCCCCTGCCTTATTCTTTAGCCCTCTAACAGCAGCCATTAGCTCCCCATCACTTTGTTAATACCGCACTCTACATTGTGTTGCTCTCTAAGCTTCACTATCTCCTCTGTCAGTTCTTGAATACGTAGTTGTGTAGGTGTTATCTCAGGCTTTACTCTGTATTGCGTATCCTCCGTGAAGCGGGGGGTGAATGCTTGAACCCACCTACCACTGAGTATACTCAAAAACTCAATCTCTTCTCCATTAGCCCAAGCAATAATCTCCTTTTGGTGTACATGTGGAATAAGCTTCTCTTCCTCTTTCTCTCCTGTTATGAGGGCTACCATCTGTTCGTATGAAATAATTATGTCTGAAGGGTCAATAGTAAACGTTCCGGCTGTGCCATGCTGGGTAAAACCTAGAAGTTCCTCCTTTTCCATAAAATCAAAACAATTGCTCTTAGGCATCAACACCCTTAATTTATCTATCTGTGTTTGTGTCAGTGCCTTCAGTTCGCAATATCTATTTGTAATCTTCATTATTTATTTTCCTTTTTTTTTTAGCGTAGCCTATCATAAACAAGAAAGGGCCAATTACGATTTTGAATGCAACTCGGCTACCGTCAGTGAAGGAGCCTATATGAAAGTAATACGTGTCATCATTTTTTGCCCATAATAAAGACCTTGCAACTCCCATCTTAACCAATAATCGAAATAAATAAAATTTAATAGTCATATAGGTGATTTCCAATGTATCAGTTTGTCATTATCCCATCCTCTACACATGTAAAGGAGGTGCATATTCTCTTCTAGTCTCTCTACTGGCTGTTCAAAGTGCAGGGTATAAAGCTCCAGCACTGTCTCATAAAGCTCTCTTTCTGTTGTCTTCTCATGTAACAACTCAAACGCTTTAGCATCACCAGCTCCATGTATTCCCTTGATGTTATCCCTCACCATAGAGCTTCTTGCCTCTCATCTCTAGCTTACCCCAGCTATCAACGTAGTGCAACTCCCTCTCTCCCTTGTTGTGTGTACCCCATCCGTAGTGCCACCCCTGTACTTGTAAAAGGTCTTTATCAATTGTACAGCATATGGCATTGGTATCACTTGTTATGTCCATAGCTAATTGGTCATCAGCCTCCATACCTTCTACAACTACAGCATCCCATTCATGTATCAAGTGCTGTTTAATACTGTTGTACCAATACGGCTTGTCCTTCTTCCTTGTTCCTTTGTACTTGTGGCTCACTGCCCTACCTGTCAAGTAAGCTTTATAGTTGTATGTTTCATGTGTAGCAAATAATTTAGAAAAGAAATCATCTACTCGTCTATGTACTTGGTCTTCGTCCTCTTCCTTCTCACATCCCCATCCAATGCTATAGACAATAATATCTGCATCAATGCAGAGTAGCTTCTTGCTCTGCTCTAATTCTTTCATATTCAAGTTGCTCCAATATCTCTTGTTCTGTTAATACACCGTTTGGATTGGTAAACCATAAGGGGGCAGTCATTTCTCATTCCTCAAATTAAATGACATCCTTGTCATTGTTGTCAGTTAGATAGGGTCATCATCTGATAAGTCTACAACAGGCTTCTCAACAGCCTTCGGTACTTCCTTCACAGGAGCCTTACCTGCCACTACAGAAGGATACAACTCCGTAAACAACTCCCTCACTTCCTTGTACCACTTAATAGCTACTGTAACCTGTGTGGTGTCAAGGAGAGCTTCTGCATCAAGTCCTAATACATCAGCAGCTAGATTCAAACACTGCCCAACTTCTGCTGGATTTACAAAGCTACCCTTAGCTTGTGGAGCCTTGTAAGCAGGAGCTTGTTGCTGTGGCTGAGGAGCTTGTGCAGCCTGTGCTCCTTCTGTATTAAGAACAGATAGAGATGTCTTACTAATGTTCTTGAAGTCTCCATTCTGTTTGTACATGAACTCCACTTCCATTCCCTTCTGTAGGGTTTTGTAGTTCTCACCTTCTTTGTAAGAGATTTCAGGCTTCTTAGTGGTTCCCCAACTAATCCAATCCTCTCCTATCTTAATGCTACATCTATGTAAGTTACCAAAACGGTCTGGTTCGTTAAGTGGCTTGATACTGATTCCTTCTACGATTCCTGAAATTGACGGCATTATTCACTATCTCCTAAAAAGTTTAAATTAAAATATTCGTTGTCGTATGCTGCTTGTTGCTCTAATAA